AGCCAGCATCGCTAGCCAACGCAGGTAACGGTGCAATTATACAAGGTAGACCAGATGATATTGGAGTAGTTCAGGTAGGTAAAACTGCTGACTTCCAAACAGCATTTCAACTGGTAAATACCTTAGAGAAGAGATTAGCTGAAGCCTTCCTAGTGCTGTCTGTAAGGCAGTCAGAGAGGACTACAGCGGAAGAGGTTAGAATGACACAGATGGAACTAGAGAGACAGCTTGGAGGACTCTTCAGCTTGCTCACAACAGAGTTCCTTATACCATATCTCAACCGTAAGATGCACACTCTTACTAAATCTAAAAAGATACCTAGTGTCCCTCAAAATTTAGTCAAGCCTACCATAGTTGCAGGTATAAATGCACTAGGTAGAGGACAAGATAGAGAGTCATTAGTACAATTTATAACAACCATAGCACAGACTATGGGGCCAGAAGCTTTAGCTCAGTATCTAAATGCTGATGAAGCTATCAAGCGTCTAGCAGCAGCTCAAGGTATCGACATTCTAAACCTCGTTAAGAGTATGGATGAACGTAATCAGGAGCAACAACAAGCTATGCAAGCACAGCAAATGCAGTCTCTGACTGACCAAGCTGGACAACTTGCTGGTACACCATTAATGGATCCATCTAAGAATCCAGACCTCGCCCCAGCTATGCAACAAGCATTAGGAATGGGGGGTAATCCACAACCACCACAATAACTATGGCAGAAACAATACGCTACGACACCTCTGAAGATCCTGTAGTAGCAAATGAAATAGCAGCTAAAGAAGCCGAGTCTCTAAAGATCGGTGAAGAACTTATGGCAAAGCAAGACAACATGCTTGCTGGTAAATACAAAAGTGCCGAAGAATTAGAGACAGCATACCTTGAACTGCAAAAGAAACTAGGGGAATCCCCCGCAAGTACAGCTGAAGATACAGCAGAACCAGCACAAGAATTTGAGTTCTATAGTGAAGATGGTTCTGTTAATTATGAAACAGCTAACGAAGTATATGGTGAACAGTTAGGTAATACATTTAAAGATAATGACATAGACCCGTTTGAAATGAACAAACATTTTGTTGAGAACAACGGTACTTTGTCTGATGAAATGTATGACAAACTGGGACAAGCTGGTTTAAATAAAAGTTTAGTTGACTCATACCTTAAAGGTGTACGTGAAGAAGTTGGCTTTGATGCTCCAGCAGCTACGTTAACTGATGCAGAGATTGCTGACGTTAAAAGCATAGCAAATGGAGAAGAAGGTTACCAATCACTCATGGACTGGGCTGGTAAGAATCTATCTAAAGAAGATCAAGACAACTACGATCAAGTACTAACTACAGGAAATAAGACAGCTATTAAATTTGCAGTGAAGGCACTTATGGGACAATACGAAGATGCTAATGGGCGTGATTCTAAAATCGTAACAGGTAAAGAATCCCCACAAGAATCCTACAGAAGTATGGCAGAGGTCGTACGGGATATGAACAAACCAGAATATACACAAGATCAAGCGTTCAGAGATGACGTGCTTAGAAAATTATCCGCATCAAACTTAAAAGTATAGGAGATTATTATGCCTGGACATTACGGAAAAGGAATGAAAAAGACTGGAGGCACTAAGAAAAAAGGTATGAACAAAGGTATGTCAAAACTACCTGCGTCCGTACGTAAAAAAATCATGAAAAAATAATGGCAAAGAAGTGTCCTTGTAAACATGGCAAGAAAAAAAAGCGTAAGTCTAAGTATAGGTAGAGGCGAGAAGTCCCGCAAGGGTGGTCTCACTGCTAAGGGCAGAGCTAAATATAATCGTGCAACTGGCTCCAACCTCAAGGCTCCACAGCCTGGGGGTGGTGCACGTAAGCGTTCCTTCTGTGCTCGCATGAAAGGAAACAAAGGGCCAATGAGAAAGAACGGTAAGCCAACCCGTAAAGCGTTGGCACTACGCAGATGGAAATGCTAAATGGCTAAACGAGGATTGTATGCAAACATACACGCCAAGAGAAAGCGTATCAAAGCTGGCTCTGGTGAGAAGATGAGAAAAGTTGGGAGCAAGGGAGCTCCTACGGCTGCCAATTTTAAACGGTCAGCAAAAACCGCAAAACCTTACAAAAAGAAAAAATGACACATCACAACCACGAAGGCGACAAATGGCATGTAGCTGAGGAGCTAAACGGTAGACTAGCAATGCTAGGTTTCGTAATAGCTGTAGGTACATACCTAACAACAGGACAAATAATTCCTGGAATTTTATAATTTACAAACGCTACGTCCGTTCATCCCTTTGGGGACGCATGACTCCTAAGCATGGAACGGGGCTTAGGTATATGGAGATGACACATGAAAGTTACTTTCGTATATCGTGGCGTTGCTTACACAAAAATTGTGAAGTAACAAAATCAGAAGGGGAGCACCTCAGAGTCGGACTCCTCTTCCCTTGGTAAAAGCCTCTACGGAGACACCTTTTGCCGTCATGACGGTGGGATAGACCACGAATCAGTTTGAGTCTTAGCTGATACAATTAAGATTCCTATAATTCTAGATCTAGAGACGATACATATAACCTTACAAAATAATGGCACAACAGTCAACAAACAACCCTGCCTCACAAACCTTTCTGGGTAGGATAAACACAGCAACTAATGCTACAAATAACAGAGATTTGTATTTAAAGTTGTTCTCAGGTGAGATGTTTACTGGCTTCCAAAGAGAGACAATCGCACGTGACTTAGTCATGAAGCGTACACTCACAAACGGAAAGAGTTTACAGTTCATCTACACTGGACGCACCAGTGCGGAGTACCACACACCTGGAAATAGCATATTAGGAAACTCTGACAAAACTCCTCCAGTAGCAGAAAAGACAATCACAGTAGATGACCTACTCATCTCTAGTGCATTTGTCTATGAGCTAGATGAAACACTTGCTCACTACGAGCTAAGAGGAGAAATCTCTAAGAAAATCGGTTATGCTCTTGCACAGAAGTATGACAGACTAATCTTCAGAGCTATTGCTAAAGGTGCTAGACAGGCATCTCCAGTATCACTCAGCAACTTTGTTGAGCCAGGTGGTACACAAATTCAAGTTGGAGCTGGTTCTAACGCAGACGATGCTCTTGATTCAGCTAAGTTAGTTACAGCTTTCTATGATGCTGCAGCTGCACTAGATGAAAAAGGAGTTTCTGATGACGGAAGAGTCGCAGTTCTTAACCCTAGACAGTACTATGCACTTATCCAAGAAGCAGGTTCTAACGGATTAATTAACAGAGACGTACAAGGTACAGCTTTACAGAGCGGAAACGGTGTAATTGAAATTGCAGGTATCAAAATCTACAAGTCAATGAACGCTCCATTCTTCTCTAAGTATGGTACTAAGTATGCACCTTCAAGTGGTGCTTCAGCTGCTACTGACCTTGATACAGTAGATCCTGGAAATACAGGTTCATTCGTATCTGAGTCAATCGAAACAGCTACAACAGTTACAGGTAACAACTATGGCCCACGCCAAAACTACGGTGCTGCCTCTAACTTTGCAAACACATGCGGACTAATCTTCCAAAGAGAAGCTGCAGGTGTAGTAGAAACCATTGGCCCACAGGTACAAGTTACATCTGGCGATGTGTCAGTTGTATACCAAGGCGATGTCATCCTAGGAAGACTAGCTATGGGAGCAGATTATGTGAACCCAGCAGCTTGTGTAGAATTGTTCGCTGGAACAACTACAAAGCCAGCAGCTTTCTCATAATAGTAAATTTTATACAGGGGCTTCGTGCCCCTTTTTTTATATGACAACTATATCTTACGGAGTGTCTACCGAACTAGATGCTGTAAACTCAATCCTGATGAGCGTTGGAGAATCCCCAGTTAATACTTTAACAGTGCAAAGCCCCGAAGTGGCTATCGCACAGAAGACTCTAAGGCAAGTCTGCCGTGAGATACAAGCTGAGGGATGGTCATACAACACAGAGAATGAGTATCCTATAGACCTCGATACAAACAATCAATGTATCGTTCCTAATAATATTCTACAAATTGACTTAAATATTTACCAGCATGGTAAGGATTATAATGTAGTCAGACGTAGTGATAATGGTGTTCAAAAAATATATGACAAAAAGAATCATACATTTACATTTGAAAATTGTAGTAAATTATATTTTGACATAGTATGGATGTTTGACTTTGAAGATTTACCTCAAGCATTTAAAGATTATGTTACTGCTAAAGCTACTAGAGTAGCTGGTATCCGTATGGTTAGCAGTGCAGAGGCTGCTAAATTATTAGAAGCAGACGAAGCGTACGCTAGAGCACTTGCTTTAGAATACGATGCCCGCCAAGGTGACCACAATATATTTAATGACTTCCAGTATCAACAAGATGCTAACACAGTCTACCGACCATTTAAAGTATTAAGAAGAATGTAATGGCAGCAGTAAATCAAAGTATCCCAAACTTTCTTGGGGGTGTATCTCAACAACCAGATAAAATAAAATTTCCAGGGCAGTTAAGGGTCTGCGATAATGCTGTCCCAGATGTTACATTTGGTTTAAAAAAACGTCCCGCTGGGGAGTTTGTTAAGACACTTACAAATGCTAATAGCACAGGCTATTGGTATGAAATCATAAGAGATGGTGACGAAAAATATTTATTTCAAATTACACCAGCTAATACTGGGTCTGGACAAAAGCCTATACGAATATGGGATTTGGCTAATGGTAATGAATTATCTTTAACAAATAATAATGGAGACGCTCTGTTCGCCTACCTTTCGGGGGCTACAGAAGAATACGCAATACAAACAATTCAAGACTATACAATAATAGTTAACAAACAAAAAACTGTAGGTACTACAGGTAATACTTTTTCACCTATTCACAGTGGAGATTACTCATATGCTAGGTTGGATACTGTTGCTTACAATACTGAATATATATTATATACTGGTACAGCTCCCACACCCAATACATTTTACAGGGTTACTTCTGTAAAGGTAGATAGAATGAATGGTAATACTGCTGAAGGCCCAACATGGAATGACACAAATGAAAACCAGCAAAAATCTGGTACATTAACTTGGTCATTTTCTGGAGGATCTGCTGTTACTACAACAGGTGCTCAAGTAGGTGGTACAAATATTACAGAAAATATTGAAGGTACTTTACAGGTAAACGGTAACAGTTACATTGCTAATAACGTAGCAAACTTTAATGGAAGTAGTACAGCAAGTGCTGACTTTCTAGGTTATACTCAAGACTACGACATACGTTATACAGCTACGGTTACATTACGAGACGGTGGTTTAATTAAAACTACAAACAAGTCTACAGCTGAAGGTTTATTTATTGATGTTGCGATAGAAGGTATTACTTATCGTGTATCAGTTGAAGCTGTTGAACCAGTGTCAACTTATCAAGATGTGTCTGGTATAGCCTACCACAAGACACCTAAGAACCCAGAGAATGGTGCTATATCTATGCTTACTATTCTTAATGGTTTAACAAGTTCTGTTAATAGTGACTTATCTAATGTCACAGCTGAGGTTATAGGTAGTGGTTTATTTATGCACGGCTCTGATGCCTCTGGAGTTAACTTCCTCGGTGGTGCTGTTAATGAAAACATGAGTGTGATAGGTCAGAAAGCACAAGATGTTTCTAGGCTACCAGCCATGTGTAAACAAGGTTATGTAGCACAAATATCTAACACTGCTGACTTAGAAACTGATGATTACTATGTAAAATTTGAAGCTGACAATGGTGTATCTGGAGCTGGTAGTTGGGAAGAATGTGTAAGACCCCACAACTTTGCGGGGACAAGTGCAGCTGATGCAATGGTGAAAGGGTTAAATCCCGCAACAATGCCTCATGCTCTTGTTAATAATCGTAACGGTACATTCTCATTTATTAAGTTAGACGAAGCTACTGCTACTGCACGTAATAACGAAAACTACTGGGATGATAGACTTGTTGGTGACAATGATTCTAACCCATTTCCAACCTTTAACGGTAAAGAAATACAAGAAATATTTTTTCACAGAAATAGATTAGGGTTAATCTCTGGTGAGAATATAATTATGAGTCAACCTGGAAGTTACTTTAATTTTTTTATTGTGTCTGCTATATCTGCTAGTGATGACAACCCAATAGATATAACTGTATCGGATATAAAACCTGCATTTATTAACCATACATTACCTATCCAAAAAGGGTTGTTAATGTTTTCTGATAACGGTCAGTTTTTATTATTTACAGAGTCAGATATATTTAGTCCTAAAACTGCTAGACTTAAAAAAGTTTCTAGTTACGAATGTGACAGTAGCATACAACCTGTTGATATGGGTACATCCGTACTATTTACATCTAATGTATCATCACATGCTAGGGCGTTTGAAGCTACAATTTTAGACGATGACACACCCCCCGCAATACTAGAACAGACTAGAGTTGTCCCAGAATTTTTACCGAAAACTATAACAAAGTCTTGCAATTCTGTACCAATAGGTATTGTAAGTTATGGACAAAAAGGACAGAAAGAAATATTCCATTATAAATACTACAACAGTGGACAGAAACGTGAGCAGTCTGCTTGGTACACTTGGACATTAACAGGTGCTATGCAACATATGCTCTATACAGGTGGTAGTTATTTTACAGTTACACTACATGGCAGTGACTATGTTCTTAATCGCCATGAATATGTAACTGATGCTGACACTGACAGAGCCTATGTAGTAGGTGGTACATCAGCTGATATAGGTTCACCCCTTAAAACAGCAAGATGGTTTGAACCATGTCTTGATAGTTTAGTAGAACCAACAACAGTTACTGGTACTGCACAAACTACAACTGCCCCTAAAAAAACTGTAGTAGCAATACCTTACACACCCACTGCAGCTACCAACTTTTATCTAATTGGTATCTACGGTGATGACAGTGATGGTCT